CCCAGCTGTAAAAAGCCCTTACGGGAACTCAGCAACAGGAGCAGTAGCTGTTCCCGTCCAGTCCAAGTTGTCAGAGTTCCTTAGCGTGAAGGACTTCGGAGCAGTTGGCAACGGATCAACGGATGACACTGTTGCTATCCAAGCAGCCTTTGATGCAGCAGAGGATCGTGTGCTGCTGTTCCCTAAGGGTACGTACCTGTGCGGCGCGGTAACTATCTCCAAGCAAGTACGCGCAGTAGGTGAAGGCGCTGACGCTACTTACATTAAAGCTAGTGGAGCAGCTATTAACCTTTGGAGTGTTACAACCACTACTCGGGTTGATGTTCAGAACATGACATTCAGTCCGTTCAACGATTCTGTTACGCAAACAGGCGGAGCTTATCTAAAGTACGATCCAACTTCTGGGTACAACTTTGGTTCTCGTATCCAGAACTGTATTTTTGTCAGACCGTACAGAGGCGTACAGTTTGTAGATGCTGCTGGTTGGTCAATCGAAGACTGCTACTTTGTTGTTTATGAATACGGCGTTGAAGTGCAAAATACTGCAACACCGGATGCGGGGGATTCAACAATCCGAGCGTCAATTTTTGACGCGGGCGGAACAACAGGAACTGCAATCCTTCAGAAAAGTTCTGGCGGTCTTCGTATTATAAACAATAAATTGCTGAATGGGGCATACGGTTACATTGGTAGCTTTGATACCAATCCAAGCATGACAAGTATTTTGCTTGTTCAAAGCAATTCTATTGAAAACCAAGACGTAGCTGCTATTACTTTTAATTCATCCAATAACACTACTTTCGGCCAAGTTCTTATTGAAGGTAACCAGTTTAGTGTCAAGAATAGCGCAGAAGGTATTCGCATTGAAGACCCTGGTTACGATTTCCTAGATAGTATAAACTTGTCTGACAACCTTTTTAATCTTGGAAGTAATTCTACAGGATTGTATTTGGATAGAGGTTCCAGAATTGTTATACTTCCTAACACATTCTATGGGAACGGCACAAACGAAACAGGTGTTTTTGTTGGAGGGAATGTCGATTCTGTTGTTTTTTATCCGCAAGTTTTGTTGGATGGAACTACTGGATTGGCAGGAACAGTAACTAATATCACATTCTACCAAGGCTTATCTTTGGGCGGCACGCAAAGTGCTACTGCAAGTGTTACTTTTGGTCCTCTTTTTGCAACTATTCCTCTGAATGTATCTTTCCCGATAGCCTTTCCAGTTGCTCCCAAAGTACAAGCAACTGCCAATAATAAAGGTGGTGGCGGTTCAGTATCAACAAACATTTATGATATTAGCGCTGGCGGTTTTACAATGATTATTTTTGGGGTTACAACTGGAAATGTAGTGGCTGCCAATTGGTTCGCAACGGTTTAATCGAAGGATAACAACATGGCAAAGATTGATCTAAACACCGTAAGTTCTGGCTACCTTAGCCAAGCAGCGTTGAACGCTAACTTCACTGCTATCGAGGATGAGTTCCAGAACAAAGTACTGTACAGGGATAATCCCAGCGGGGAACCCAACAGTATGCAGACACACCTGGACATGAATGGGTACCATGTGCTGAACGCTGGTAATCTAAGCGCCTCTTACGGCAACATCCAGTACGACACCTTTGCTGGCACGGGCAGCCAGACCCAGTTCACTCTTACCGCAGACCCCGGCACGATCGGCAACTTGGTCGTTTCGGTCGACGGCCTGGTGCAGGTGCCCGTGACGGACTACTTGCTCGGCTCAAGCAAAGTGATCTTTGTCACGGCGCCGCCTAACGGATCCGAAATTCTGGCGCGCTACGGTGTTGCGCTGGCGCAGCCGATTTACTACGAGTCGCTGGTGATCGCCTGCTCGGATGAAGCCACCGCACTCACCGCAGGTACGGCAAAGGTCACCTTCCGCATGCCATATGCAATGGCGCTCTCAAGCGTGCGCGCAAGTCTTACGACCGCACAGACTAGTGGATCGATTCTGACGGTGGATATCAACGAAGGTGGCACTTCGATTCTCTCAACCAAACTCACTGTCGATAACACAGAGAAGACCAGTTTGACGGCTGCGACTCCGACCGTGATCAGCGACAGTTCGCTTGCCAACGACGCCGAAATCACAATCGATATCGACCAGGTGGGTGACGGCACGGCGAAGGGGTTGAAGGTAATGCTGCTTGGGAGTCGAGCCTGATGGGGACTACCTATCTTGCTTTTCGGTCATCAGATATGGGGCCATATCCGTATGACACTTATGCCAGCAGTCTCAATCTTCAGCATCGTTGGCGTCTAAATTCAGTATTTTCTGCTGAAGGAGACACTGAGGCCTCTATCGGAACGCTGGCGACGAACATTGTGAGGGGGACCAGCACCATAAACCGTGTGGCAGGTCTCACGAAGGGCACGGCAGATTCCTATGGACAACAGACTGCTTCTTCGGCGTCAACAGCAACAAAATTCTGGGCTAGCACAGGGGTTCCAACGGCTTTCACGATTGGTTTGTGGTATCAGCCTAGAGTCACGGGGAGTGACCATCTATTTGGTGTGGGGGCCTCGCCCGACTACCAAAATGTTGGATACCACGGTATGTGGTTGGATGTGGTGGATGGGGTTGTCAGGGTACAGTTCGGTAACGGGTCTGGTTATAGTGCTGCTTCTCGATACTCGTACTATACATCAACCCCTGTCGTGCCAAATACAGGCCCAGCGTTCATCGTTGTCTGTGGTGCTAAAGCACTAACAACCGCAAGCATCTCTTTTGATGTTTACGTCAACGGCTCTCCTGTTTCGTGTCCATATCAGGGTGGAAGCGCTACGACCATTGCGTGGGGAGATCGCATCACGATTGGTTCTGGTTATTGGGGGACTTCATCGAACTTGAGCCAAGCTATGGATGAACCCTTTATGACAAACTGGCATCTAAGTGGTACCCAGATACTCCAGATGTACCAGTATGGTGTGACACCATAAGTACTCTAATGGCGTAACCGCATGCCCGACCACCCCATTGATCTTGTCGAGTACGGCGAACTGCGCGGAGCGGTGGCAGCACTGCAGACGCAGATCGCTGGGATTTACGCGCGTAGCTGGCACTTACTACATTTTGGTTTATGTATTTATCAATAGTGTGGCGCATCGGTTTTATTTTGAACAAGAAGTAACAAAAACAGATCCTGGTCTGATTGTTGTTCCGTTCAGTGTGTTGACCCCCGTTTCAACCAATGCCGTTGTTACTGTTCAGGTGTTTCAAAATTCCGGTGGCGCAATGACGCTTCGCCAGAACATAGATACAACCAGACTGGCCGTACAAAAAATAGCCGATTATCAATACGCATGAGAGTGATAGGGGATTACCTCGCATGATTCTTGATTGTTTTTTTTTTGAGTGGTTGAATGACAACTAAACAAGAGATACGAGAAGCGGCAGAAGCAGATCTGTGTACCTTCGCTCGCCTTGTAAATCCCATGCGGATATACGGGGAAATACATGAGAAGGTATTTCGCTTCTTACAGCACTCGGAGAATGATCTTAACCAATTAATCATGCTGCCTCGGGGGCACCAGAAGTCCCATTGCTTGGCAGTGTGGTGCGCTTGGTGGATTACTAAGCATCCTGAGTCCACAATCCTATACATCTCGGCTACTGCTCAACTAGCAGAGGATCAATTATATGCCATTAAGTGCATTCTTGACTCATCAGTGTACCGCAGGTACTGGCCTGAGATGCTGGATCAGGACGAGGGACGCAGGAGCAAGTGGTCCACTACAGCAATCAACGTGGACCATCCTGCTAGAGCTAAAGAGATGGTACGGGATAATACAATCCGTACTGCTGGCTTGACTACGAACACTACTGGTTGGCACGCGGATGTCATCATAGCGGATGACGTAGTTGTTCCTGACAATGCGTACACAGAGGAAGGCCGTAGAAAGACTGCTGCCTCTATGTCCCAGATGTCCAGTATCAAGAACGCTGGGGGCATGGTTAAGGCAGCGGGTACTCGGTATCACCCTAACGATCCTGAATCTAATCGGGTTGATCGCTCTCGGTTCCAGTACTACGATCAGAAGTTCCTTAAGCAAGTAGCAGGCACTTGGTTCTTCAAGGAGAACCGACTCAACGTATACGCAGGAGTTGACTTTGCGTTCAGTTTATCAAAAAAATCCGATTATACGGCTATCGTTGTCATTGGCGTTGATGCCACTAACGATATCTATGTACTCGATATTGACCGCTTCAAGAGCGATAAGATCAGCGAGTACTACGATAGGCTCGTGGGTATGTACAACAAATGGCAATTCAAAAAGCTCAGAGCAGAAGTCACGACGGCCCAGCAAGTCATCGTGAATGATCTGAAGCAGAGATTCAAAGAAGGAGGCGTCTCTCTCAAGATTGATGAGTACAGACCTAATAGGAACCAGGGTTCCAAGGAAGAGCGGATTGCAGCAGTGCTGGAACCTCGGTATCAGCAGCAGGCAATGTGGCACTACCGTGGAGGATACATCCCTGTGCTGGAGGACGAGATCCTTCTGGCTAGACCTGCTCACGATGACGTAGTGGATACTCTAGCCAGTATTGTAGAGATTGCTCAGAAGCCACGAGAGCGCACTGAGAAAGTAAAAGGTACTCCCGGACTAGCATTGTTCAACAAGCGGTTCGGCGGCTTTGGAACAACGATGGGTGGAATAGCGTATGGCAGGTAATGTAGCACAACTTCGGGATCAGCTTCGACCGGACAATCTTGCTGGTCAGATATACATGATGTGGAATGACTTCCATAATCAGCGCAAGCCGTGGGTAGAGGAACAGAAGGAACTCAGGAACTACCTGTTTGCTACGGATACAAGCAAGACTTCCAACAGGACTCTCCCTTGGAGGAATAGCACAACTACGCCTAAGCTGACACAGATACGGGATAACCTACACGCTAACTACATGGCTGCCCTGTTCCCTAACGATCAGTGGATGAAGTGGGAAGGCTTCTCTCTGGATGACGCGACCAAAGCAAAGCGTGAAGCCATTGAGTCCTACATGCAAAACAAGACTCGCCTCGGCGGGTTCCGTACTGCAATCTCTCAACTGCTGTACGACTACATCGACTACGGTAATGCCTTTGCGGACGTAGAGTGGGTAAACGAAACCAAAGAGGATCAACTCACAGGAGAGATGATTCCTGGCTATGTTGGCCCGCGTGTTATGCGGATTTCTCCTCTGGATATCCTGATCAATCCTGCTGCCTCTGCATTCAAGAACTCTCCCAAGATGACTCGGAAGATCATGAACCTCGGGGAGTTGAAGGCACTAGCAGAGGACTTTCCTAACGAAGGCTGGGTAAAAGAAGCTCTGTCCAAGGCCATGAAGTTCCGGCATGACATCGCTAACGGCCAGTACAGCATTGAGGATTTCGACAAAGCTGCCGGGTACACCATTGATGGATTCGGTAACCTGTACGAGTACTACCAATCCCCGTATGTTGAATTGATTGAGTTCGAAGGAGACCTGTATGACCCTCACACTGATACTCTTATGCGGAATCATTGCATTACGATTATTGATCGCGCGAAAGTAATCCGTAAGGAAGTCAATCCTAGCTGGTTCCCTAAAGGTTCCAAGGCTCACGTTGGTTGGCGCTTGCGTCCTGACAACCTGTACGCAATGGGGCCTCTGCACAACCTTGTTGGCATGCAGTACAGGATCGATCACCTTGAGAACATCAAGGCCGACGTATTCGATCTGATTGCGTTCCCTCCCCTGAAGATCAAGGGCGAAATCGAGGAGTTCGACTGGGCACCCGGTGCTGAGATCCATATGGATGTAGAAGGCGATGTCACTATGCTTGTGCCTGACACTACAGCACTGGCTGCGGACACACAGATCGCTATTCTCGAACAGCGAATGGAGGACTACGCAGGAGCACCTAAGCAGGCTATGGGTATCCGTACTCCTGGCGAGAAGACTGCTTACGAAGTCCAATCTTTGGAGAGTGCTGCTGGTCGTATCTTCCAAGAGAAGATCCAGAACTTTGAAGTAGAGATGCTGGAGCCTATCCTGAATGCCATGCTGGAAATCTCCCGCAGGAACATGGACGCAGCCGATATTGTTCGGGTCTTTGATGATGAGCTGGGTGCACAGATCTTCAGCACTGTAACCAAGGAGAACATCACTGCTAACGGTAAGCTGCGGCCTGTAGGGGCACGGCACTTCTTTAGTCAGCAACAGCTTATCCAGAACCTGACGGGACTGTTCAATAGCCCTGTAGGTCAGTTGATTGCTCCGCACGTAAGCTCCAAGCAGTTGGCTCGTCTGGCAGAGGATCTCTTCGGTGTTGAACGCTACCAGTTGATCTCTGACAACGTAGCTCTGATCGAACAGTCCGAGCAACAACGTCTTATAGCAGTCCTTCAGGAGCAGGCCGTAGGTGAGGATGCTGCAATGATGGCTGCGGATCAGGGCGGAATGCCTCCCGGCATGCCAGTTGGTTGACATGTCAACTGTATTCTGCGATAATCGGAGACTATAACTATGGCAAAAAAGGGCGAATACAAAAGTACTTCTACTGCGGATAGTGTCCGTCAGCGCAAGTACAACAGCCAGCCAGAGCAAAAGAAGAACCGTGCTGCCAGGAATCAGGCTCGCCGAGAAGCTCTACGTGATGGAAAGGTCACTAAAGGTGACGGAAAGGACGTAGATCATAAGCGACAACTGATGCAGGGTGGCACTAATCATAAATCTAATCGTCGAGTAGTTAGCAGAAGTGCTAACAGAACTAGAGGCGGCAGTCTAGGAGGCAAGCGATAATGGCTTCTGCTGCTTGGACTCGTAAAGAAGGTAAGAATCCTAAAGGCGGATTGAACGCCAAAGGTCGAGCCTCTTACAACAAAGCTACTGGCGGCAACCTCAAGCCTCCTGCACCTAACCCTAAGACAAAGAAGGATGCTGGTAGGCGTAAGTCCTTTTGTGCCAGAATGTCGGGAATGCCTGGGCCAATGAAAGATGAAAAAGGTAGGCCTACTCGCAAAGCACTAGCACTAAAAGCATGGAATTGTTAGTTTGTACGCGTTGTAAAGAAGCAAAACTTGGAACTACTGAGTTTTTTCCTCCTCACAACAAAAAGAAAAACGGATTGGATAGTTGGTGTAAAAAGTGCCGTTCAAGTTATAGGAATGCTAATTGCAGAGGCAAATTTCGTAATGTAATTTCAGACGAGCTTCTTGCAGAGATTAAAGCTACTATTCTTGAGTGTATAATTTGTGGGGTTAATGGAGCATTAGTAGTTGACCATGACCACAAAACTGGCAAAGTACGTGGAATGTTATGCGGACATTGCAATAGAGGTTTAGGACATTTTAAAGATGATCCAGAACTTTTAGAATTTGCAGCTAAATACCTTCGTACAATGGCATGAAGGATAAGCTGACCAGCGAAAAAACCAAACGTGATCCTGACAGCAGGATCAATAAATCACTCAGAGCTTGGAACTGTTAAGGAGACAAACCCAATGCCCATGCACTACGGCGATAAGAAAATGAAAGGTATGAAAGGCAAGAAAGAAGAAATGGCTGAAATGAAAAAGTCAAAGCCAAAAGCCAAGAAGTCGAAGAAGAAGTAACTGTTTGAAGACAGTATGGTTCAAGGGCGCTAGGGACGATCAAGCTAAGTCGGACAGAAAGTCCCAGATCGTCTCAGCAGCCAAAGCCCTAGAGGTTCTGACCGGAATCCTTGAGGAAAAGATTAAGGAAAAAGAGTCAGAAAGGAATCTGCCGAAATGCTACGAGCTACCTAGCTTCGGGTACTTTCAAGCAGATGCGTCCGGTTATATTCGGGCGCTTCGGGAAGTGCAAAGCATTATTGACCTACAAGGAAAGGAATAAATATGTCTGAAGAATTCTTGGGCACGACCAACGCCCAGTCAGCCGAAACTAGCCAACCCGCAGTTGAGGCACAAGCGGTAAAGCAAGAAGGTAAGCCGGAATACGGTGAGTTCCTCCAAGCCATTACCAACCCTGAAGGAAAGCCTAAGTACAAGACTGTAGCAGATGCTTTGATCGGTGCAGCTAAAGCGCAGGAGCATATCCAGCGAATTGAGGCTGAGAACGCTGAACTCAGGACAGTTGCTAAGAAGGTCGAGACGATGGAACAACTCCTTCAACGCCTTGAACATGGTAAGGGTTCCGACCAAACCCCGATGCCTAAAGTCGAGGATCAGGAGCAGATCGTACTCTCTGTATTGGAGAAACGGGAACAAGCTCTTCGTGAGCGCCAGAATAGGGAACAGGTTCTTGAATCGCTTAAAGGAAAGTTTGGAGATAAAGTCCAGGATGTCCTTCAAGCAAAAGCTAATGACCTCGGTCTTAGTGTAGCGGAACTTGGTGCCTTGGCTGCACGTTCGCCTAAAGCAGTTCTCGGTCACTTTGATGCAAGAGCGGTAGCTCCTTCCGTACAGAGTACGGTAAACACGCAGGCTCTTTCTCCGAAGGCAACTGAGGTGAAGGCACCGGATAACATCATGTGGGGCGCAAGCAACAAAGATGTAGTCGGTTTCTTCCGTCAGGTCAAGGAGGAAGTGAATAAGGAACTCGGACTAGCATAATAGGAGACTACTATGTCCAACTATACGCTGAATACTCCTTCGTTTATCGAAGCCCAGCAGTACAGTCAGTTCATCCTTCGCACCCTGCCGACTGCGATCCTTCCCCAAGGTTTCTATCGGGATGTATCGGATTTCGGTGCGGGTTCGACGCTGAACATCAAAACTATCGGTACGGCCACCATTCAGGAAGTAGAAGAGGATTCGCCTCTTATCTATAACCCGATTGAGACCGGCAACGTAACCCTGTCCATCACCGATTACATTGGCGATGCTTGGTACGTAACCGATGTACTTCGTCAAGATGGTTCGCAGATCGAGGCCCTGATGGCTGCACGCGCTCAAGAGGCGACTCGTGCAATCCAGCAGCGCTTTGAGAGCCGCTTCTACCAAGTAGCTTACAACGGCCAGACGGCTGCTAACCAGAACCTCGTTAACGGTTTCGCACACCGTCAGCGTGCAACTGGTGCCAACTGGACGATGAGCGAGGACGATCTGATTGCAATGCGTCTTGCCTTTGATAAGGCCAACGTACCGCAGTTCGGTCGCGTTGCTGTTGTTGATCCGGTTGTTGCTGCTACCTTCCAGAAGAAAGTAGTCATCACTTCGCAGCTTGATCGTCATCCGGCGTACCAAGAAGTCATGATGAACGGCTTTGCTAACGAGCACCAGTTCGTTATGCGAATCCACGGCTGGGACATCTGGACCTCCAACCTGCTTCCGCAAGTAGCGGCTGGCACTTCGGTTGATGGTTCGGCATCCGCTTCCACCACTTGTGTTGCTAACCTGTTCATGTGCATTGCGGACGATAACTGCAAGCCCGTGATGAATGCCTGGCGCCAACAGCCCAAGGTAGAAGGTGAGCGTAACAAGGATCGGCAGCGTGATGAGTTCCTTACCACCGCTCGTTGGGGCATGGGTCTTCAGCGCAAGGACACCCTTGGCGTTGTCGTATCCGATGCCGTGAAGACGGCTTAATAGGAGGAATGCACAATGGCTAAAGAAAATAGCTCCGGTCTTGGCGTTAACACTCGTTATGGCGCTATCTCGATCCCCGATGGGGCTCGCGGTGCGCTTGGCGGGCACGAAGGTGCGCTGAATTATCTTGCGGTAGAATTCTCTGCTGGTTTGATTAACAGCGACTCCATCAACGCTCCCACTACGATTCTCTTCAATTGCCTCCCGCTTCGGGCGTGGGTTGAAGTAGAAACGGCTCTCTCGCTCTCGGGAGCAGGCGCAGCACTCTCCTTCGGTCGTCAAGGGGCACTCGGTACGGACAGTGCCGATATCTCTGGTACGGCTAAGGGCGTAGGCTTCGCCGCTGCTGCTCTCAAGGGTACGTTCTCGACGGGTATTACCGCTACGACCACGGTTGTAATCGGTGTAGCCGGCGGTTCTATCAATGAGGGCTCCGGTCGCTTCGTTATTGAATACCTCAAAGTATAATAACGAGTAACCCACTAGGGGTGCGGCGGGAGTAATCCCTCCCGCCCCTTTTTTATTTCAGGGGATAATATGAAGCTAAGTCTGCTGGATATCGTACAGGAATGACAACCCCCAGATCTACGGCTTGGGCAAGAGCAAACAAAGATAGGGTAAAAACCCAAAACGACAAAGTTAAAAGAACTTTAAACGGAAAACTTGCCAATTTAATTTCAACATCGAGATATAGAGCAAAATTATCTAAAAGAGAACATTCTGTTTGCGTTGATGATTTAAGAAAAATATACTATGACCAAGATGGCAAGTGTGCAATCTCTGGGAAAGAAATGTCCATACGCGGAAAGGGTTGTGCCGCAAATAGTCCTTATAGCATAAGTTTAGACAGGATAGATTCAACGCTAGGATATACTGTAGATAATGTTTGGCTTGTTTGCACTGGAGTAAATTTGATGAAATCTCGATTAACTATGGAACAGTTTATAGATTTCTGTAATTCTGTAAGCGAGAAATTTTCATGAAACTTTCATTGCAAGAAATTGTTATCGACATCCTGAATGAGATGGACGGCGATACTATTAACTCGATTGACGATACGGTAGAAGCCCAGCAAGTAGCGCAGATTGTAAAGACTACGTACCTTGAGATGATGGCTAACCGCAACGGGCCGCATCTGCACACAGGATTCAGTTGC